GTGGCAGAAGACAAAGGAAAGCTCAAAATGGATGTGTTTAATGAGCATCTGATTAAGCGCCGGGTGGCAGCCGCAGAGGAATTAAACCTAATGCTCATGAGAAGCAGCCGTCCGCAGGCCGTGGGCCGCCGGGGAGTGCATCTGGATATCAACGGAGGCCGCCTGGAATATTGGAACGATGAACTGCTGATGAGACATTTCGGTGAGAAGGTATACTTCCGGTACAATCCGAATGACCTGAAGGAAGTCCGGATCTACAACCTGGAAGACAAATATTTGATGACGGTTCCGGTAGATAATACGGCGGTTCTTACATACGGCGCTACCAAGGATGATGTGAAGGCAGGAATGGCAGTGACCAGGAAGCTGGAGAAGATCGCGAATGAATATAAAAAGAACGTGGTCATCGCAGAAGCCGACCGGGTTACCGCGCTGGATCTGGTACTTCGCCAGGCACAACGCAACAAAGAAAGCTACACAGGCAAAGCAGATCCGAAGGTACTGGAGGTTCAGCGGGCAGATGAAACACCGGTATATCAGAAAGTGGTCGGCGGAGTCGATCTTGACACAATGATTGAAAATGCAGCCAAAAGGCAGGGAGGTAAATGATGGGAAAACAGTATAATGCAGAACTTCAGGCGAAAGTTGAAGCGTACATGAAGGAAACGGGAGTCAGCCAGGCGAGGCTGGCCCCGATGATGAACCTGAGCGGAGCGGTATTAAGCCAGTACCGCCGCAGCGTTTATGACAAGGGCGATGTAGAGGATGTAGAGCGCAAGATCCGCGAATTCTTTCAGATCAAGGAGGAGCAGGCTGAAAACGCCAAGAAGACCGAGTCTTTCAACGCGGTACGGGGATATGTAGAAACCTCTATCTCAGAGAGTATTTACAAGATGATCCGTTACTGCCAGCTTGAGAAGGGGATCGTAGTTATTGACGGAGATGCCGGGATCGGGAAGACCAAGGCGGCTACCAAGTTCCTGCGGGACAATCCGGCAACGGCGATCTATATCAGCACCACACCGAGTACCAGCTCTGTAAGAAGCCTTTTAAGGATGATCGCAAGGGCATTGAAGATATCGGAAAACCAGAGAACAGAAGATCTTTCCATTTCAATCCGTGAACGGCTGAGAAGTGCTGATAATGTCCTGATTATTGATGAGGCCCAGAACCTGAAGTTCATGGCACTGGAAGAAATCAGAGGCTGGGTGGATGAAGACCCGATCACTGGAAAGCCTGGCATCGGAATCGCACTGATTGGAAACGATGAGGTCTACAACAAGATGCTTGGAAGACAGGAGGCGATCTTCTCACAGCAGTTTAACCGGACGAAGCTCCACGGGCGGTACCGGGCTACGAATGTAACCAAAGAAGACGTTGAGAAGCTATTCCCTTCCCTGGTGGAGAAAGGAATGACACCAGAGCTGACATACCTCTACAATGTCGGCCACAGTAAGTGGGGAGTGCGCGGCATGGTAAACGTATTCACAGCAGCCGCCAATAACCAGGATGTTTCCCTGGAAGGTCTGCAGAAAGTAACAGGCCCGCTGGGAATCTATTTATAAAATCAATCAAACGGAGGTAAATGCAATGAAGTACATGACAGGAAAAGCAAAGATGATGATGACAGGGATCGCACTTGGAACGGTAGCCGCCGGGGGAATGGCGGCACTGATCGCAGCGGGTAAGGTCGGAGTGGCCGGAAGCCTGGTTGTGGTATTTCTGATGTTTCTGGCGGGATTTAGCGGATGGATGATCGGTATTCAGATGCGGGTGAAAATCGAACATGAGCGGGCATGGATGAAAGGGTACCGTGACGGAAGGGAGAGTTCACTCCCGCCGATCACCGTAACCACCGAGCACATGCTCATCCGGTACAGGGAAAATCCGGGGCTGTAAAGCCCTACCTTAATGCAGCCATCCGGAAGGATGCCGGTCACAAGCCCGGATAAAGGCAGAGTGAGGTAAAACTGAATAAGGAGGTAAGTGCAGCGTGAAGAACGGAAAGAAGCCGACACTGGCCCAGAAGAAGTTCCTGCAGGGGAAAGGGCTGGTACCGGAGAACTGGCTGATCGTGAAGGATACGCCGGTGGAGCTGGTGGTAGTCAGCCGGGCCGCGCTCCTTAAAAGAACAGGGAAGACAAGAACTTTCAGGAAGGAGCGACTATGAAGGTCATGGAAAAGAAGGCTATGCCAATGCCGGAAGATCTGGAAAGAGAGTGGAACGAGGTAAGGGTCTGCTTTCGCCTGCTTCAGTGCAGGAGAGCCAGAATTGTGACGAAGCGGATGCTGGACGGTTCTGTGAAGCGGTATACCGAGGTCAGAAAGGCGGGTGAATGAGATGGTACAAAGAGAAGAAATGTACTTTGAACCGCGCTGCGTAGGCTCTGACCTGCGTATTCGCTGGTATGGTGAACAGTATTCAGCACCGGAGCTGGAACGCCATTATGAGGAGACGGTTTACATCCGGGACAGCGGAAAAGAGCTGATGGTTTACAGCATGGAGGCAGACTGCTGGGATGAGAAGGCGAAGATAAAGGCAACATTTTCCCTGATCTGCCGGATTCAAAAGCACAGCACCGGATTCCGGTACGGTAGAAAAATCCAGTAGGAGGAGAGAAGATGCCAGCCAAGTCAAAACGCCTGACCAATAAAGAGAAAGCACTCAAAGCGAAAGTCAAAAAGGAACTTCAGGAACAAGGGCTCCTGCCGCCAGACAAACCGAGATTGAACCGGAGAAAGTTTGCTAAGGAAGCAGCCGAACAATTTGATAAAGAAATCAATCTCATGAATCCGATGGATGTGTTTTGGTTTCATAATGCCCTCACATTAGTTACAGCCGGAACTGATGTGCTTCCAATCACTTCAGAACAGGTGGGAGTCTTTAAGCTTATGAAAATAACTGCGGAGATAAAAAAGCTTCATGAAGAAACCAAGAAGTCTGGGAAGGAAGTAACTGTCCGGGATGTGTGCAAAATATCGGATTCTATTATGAAGCTATAAACGCAAGATATTCCAGGGGCGCTTGCCCCTCTTAATGCAGCCGCCGGTAAGGCGATGGTCGCAAGCCCATGAAATGCAGAGCGGGAGAGGAGGTCTATCATGACTGTAAGCAAGAGAGTAGCCAAGAGTGGCGCGGTTACACTTCCGCGTCAGCTCCGCCAGGAGACTGGCATTCTTCCGGGTGTTCCAGTAGATATTGAAGCAGATGAGGACGGGGTACATATCCGTAAGCATGTTCCTACCTGTCACTTCTGCGGAACGGTGGACGATGTTAAAACGGTCTGCGGCATTGAGATCTGCCGCGGATGTGCAGAAAAGATCATGGAGGAGTTTAAAGGATAATGGATGCGGCGGAAGTAAAAAAGAAGGTTGACCGTCTGGCAGAGTTAGACCGCCAGATGGTTGCCGTTAAAGGTGAAATGGAAACAATCAAAGCCTGGTTCGAGAAGCAGGCCACGGATGATCTCCGGGATACGAAGAGCAAAACCGTAGAATATTGGGGAAACGAAAATTCCAAAGTGGTGGTCGGAAACAGCGAGACCGTGAAACCAATCTCCATGACAATGGTAAAGAAGCTCCTGGGGGATGTCTTCAAGGACTTTGTAAAAGAAGATGTTTCTTATAGTATGTCAGCCCCGGCAAAGCGGCTTTTTTCCATGATGTATATGGGGAATTTCACCGAGGGCAGCCTGGACGCTACGATCAGCGCCATCACAAAGGATGAGAAGATCCAGAGAACGCTGAAAAAGAAACTGAAAGGCAAGTATGAAAAGGACACAGAAACCCTGATGAAGCTGGTGGGCCTTTCAGAACAGGAAGCCAGTGACTGGGCTTACCTGGCATCCGAAGTGATCAACTGGGAATGGATGCTGCAGATATTAAAAGCGGCAGAATGGGGAGGCACACCGCAGGAAGCGGTGGAAGTGATCCGGGCAGCCATATTCGTGGATGAAGGAATCAAGGTAACAGTAGAGGCGGAAAAATAGCAGGAAGGAGCAACGGTAAATGCGAAAGATAGAATCATTCCAGATGAAGAAAATCTATGCTATAGGTCATGCTTTGGGAATAACCGGAAATGGAAGTGAAGATGAGCTTCATATACTGGTGTCTGGCGTTACAGGTAAGGATTCCATAAAGGAACTTTCCTACCAGGAGGCCATGGCGGTGATTAAAAGGCTGGAGGATCTGCAGGGCGGTACCGCTGCTCCGAAACCATCCAGCAGAAAGCCGAAGGAACATTCACAGAGACCAGGAGGCGTGACCAGCGGCCAGCAGAAGAAAATCTGGGCTTTGATGTACGAACTGAAGAAACGCGATAAGAGTCCGAATGAGGTTCTACTGGGAGACAGGCTGTGCGCGGTTATTAAGAAAGAATTGCATGTAGACGCTATTGCGAAGAATCCCTTTGCATGGCTCACCTTCAGCCAGGGAAATACCCTGATTGAAGTTTTAAAAGGGTATTTAAAAAGCCTGGAACGGAAGGAGGCGGCCAGCGATGGGATTGTTAGACCATGTGAAGATAGAAAACCTGGATGAAGATCAGAGAAAGATGGTAGAACTGGTGGGCCTGGACGGGTTTAAAAGCCTTGTCCGGGCTTTTGGCGGCACTACAATCTATATTCCGAAGGCAGAGAGCCTGGAACGGGCGGCACGGGATCAGAAGATCCGGGAAGAATTTGACGGAGGAAATTATAGAGAGCTTGCCGCGAAATATGGACTTACCGAGCGCTGGGTGAGAGTTATCCTGTTCGGAAAACTGGATAATCTGGATGATGACATGGAGGGTCAGATGAGCATCTATGATTATCCGGAAGCATTTTAAAAAGTGAAGTAAATTAGTGAAGTGCTTCAAAAGACAGTTCACGGGCCTAAGAGGTACACTTGTGTCAGAAACATGAGTGTATCTTTTTTTATTGGAGGAATTACTGGATGGATGAAGGATGGATCATAACAACCGCCATTACGTTGGGTATTGGCGTAATCTCATATTTTTTAAAAAGAACCATGAACCAGTTGGACTGCACAGTCCAGCAGCTTCAAAAAATAGAACGGGATTCTGTAACAAAAGCAGATCTGAAGGAAACCACAGACGAATTAAAAAAAGACATCAATAAGATCCGTGAGGATTATACACCCAAGGAGACTCACAGCAAGGATTTTGATGGGTGCCAGAAGGAGATTAAGGAGATCCGGCAGAATTACCTGACAAAGGATGATTTCATTCGTGAGATCAATAAGGTGGATCGGAAAGTGGAACAGATGTTAAATATGATGATTGAAATGACAAGAAATGGAGGTTCACAATGAACAGAGAACAGGAAAAGAGAAGACTCCGGGCAGGAGCTTTTATGGTGAATAACGGCAGGGTACTCATGACAATCAACCTGCTCCGGGAAAAGTACAATGCTTTAAGAAGTGTTGAAAAAGGTTTAAAAGCGGAGGGGATTGAGCGTCAGGAGTTCATCGATTCCGTGAATTTTCTCCATGAGGAAGGATACATCTATCTGCGTGATATGGAAAGCAGGGAACCGGCTAATCTGGCCGATGTGGAATATCAGACGCTGGAAGCAAAAGTAACCGGCAAGGGCATCCGGCTCCTTGGCGGTGGCATCACGGATGAAATGGTTGATCTGGACGGCTGATGGAACAGGAACGCAGAAGACGCAGCACAGGGAAGGTGGACAGACTGCCGCCGGAGCTTAAAGACACCGTGGAGCAGATGCTCCTTACTGGCTGCACTTACAAAGAGATCGTTGCCTTCCTGAAGGCGAATGGTGAGGAGATGAGCCAGATGGCTATCTGCACCTACGCAAGGAAGTATCTGGCCACGGTAGAGATGATCAACGTGGCCCAGAACAATTTCTCCATGCTGATGGATGAAATGAACCGTTATCCGGATCTGGATACTTCAGAAGCCCTGATCCGGCTGGCGAGCCACCACGTTTTAAATGCCCTGACCAATGTGGATGAGGAACAGATGAAAGAAGTTCCTATCGAGAAGCTCATCAAGGAAACAAACGGTCTGATCCGCGCTGCTGCTTATAAGAAGCGGATCGAAGTACAGAACAAAGAAAACTATGAGGCGGGACTGGAAGCTGTTCAGAGCATGGTATTTGAGACCATGGCAAAGGACGATCCGGAATTGTACCATCGGGTCAGCGCTTACCTCAATAAGAAAAAAAGCGAAGGAATGGAGGGATAGGCTGTGTGGTATGTGATTCAGGTTAAAACTGGAGAAGAAAGCGGAATTGCAAGGAAACTGAAAAATCAGGCAATCCGAGCCGAGGTTCCCATTGAAAACCGTCCCATCCGGTCTGGTGGGGCATGGACAAAAAAGGAATATATTCTGTTCCCAGGATACGTGTTCCTGGATATGGATTTCACAGCCAGAAACTATTACCGGGTAAAAGAGGTTCCGGGAGTGATCCGGTTCCTGGGAGACAGTAAGGCACCATCGACACTGTCCTATCTGGAAGCTGAATGGATCAGAATCCTTTCCGGCAGTGGAGAGCCTCTGGAACCGACTCTGGTAAGGGAAGACAGAAGTGGTGGTATCACTGTCATCAGCGGAGTTTTAAAGCAGTTAGAAAACAGAGTTTTAAAGTGGGATAAAAGAAGCCGGAAGGCAACTTTTGAAATTACGATCTGCGGCGAAGCCAGACAGGTGCAGCTTGGGATCGAGGTGGAAGGCGGCGGAGAGCTGCAGGAAGCTGGAAGCGATGCTTCCCAGGATGCGGCACAGCCATTATTACAAGACGCGACTTAAAACATGACCGGTTGATTCGTCCCGGCTGTGTTCGGGATGCAGGCATAAAGAAAAGGAACTGAGCAGAAAAGGACGCTGGTCGGGTGGCGAAGCCCGGCCTTTTGACTTCCTCTGTCCGGTTCCTTTTCTCTTTGCCTGTTATTCCCCTTTTAAAAGCGTTAGGAAGCCGTTTAAAACCGTTTAAAGGTCTGCGGTCGGGGAAATTACCACATAAAGGCAAAATGAGCCGTATGGGGCGAATTTGAACAGGAAAAGAAGCGGGACAGAGGTGAAAGGTCATGCGGAGAGGAAAAGATGCAAGTCTGAAGGCGCTGATCAGCGCAATGGCGGAAGCGGAGAGCAAAAGTTACTACGAAGAACAGGAGAATGCCTTAAACGATCTTTCTGGTCTTTTAAAAATATTTTTAAACAGGGACGATTCGCCAGAACGTGTCCGAATCAGGAAAGATTATGAAGCGGGCGCGGCGCTGACTGGAAAAGGCGGAATCCGGCAGCGGCTTGGTGCTGTTGATATGGAGTTCTTCGGAAGGGCCTACTTTCCACATTATTTTTCCAGACCGTCTCCGGAGTTCCATCGGGAATTGGATGCTATCTGGCAGGATGGAGTCTTAAAAGGACTTACACCAAGCACACCGAAGCTGGTCAAGCAGATCAGCCGGATGAATGGCTGCAAGCGTGTAGTGGCAGCTCCCCGTGGACATGCCAAGTCTACCAGTCTGACGTTTAAAGGAACGATCCACGCTGTTGTATATGGGTATAAGCATTATCCGATCATTATCTCCGATAGTTCGGATCAGGCGGAGGGCTTCCTGGATAACATCCGTGTGGAGTTTGAAGAAAACGAAGCGATCCGGGAA